ATAGTCAACATAATCAACCGACTGATTAAGATATGATTCTACCTCAGTTTGGTACGATACTGTAAAAGTCTTTTTGACCCAATTCCAAAAATCTGTCAGATTTGGGGTTTCTACCCCGCTTAACGCATCTAACTCTTTTGCCATGATTAGGCCTTTGAAGGTTTTGCAAACTTCTCAAATGTTGCCAATGTTTGGTCGGCTAATGATTTATTGGTTTGAAACACTTGCTTAACAAATGCTGTTTGTGTATCAACAAATGCGTTAAGTGGTTTTTGGATTTCTTTGTCAGTAATGAATGTATTAACAAAGTATTTTTTTGCACCTTGAACGGTGTCGATGAATGTATCTACTGCGAACATGTATATCTCCTAAGACGATTAAAAAGTATGAGCCTCAAATTGAGCACTCATACTATTATATATCAAAAAATATTGCAATGCAACAGATATTTACTAGAATGCCGTATCTATTTCACCTGGTACAATTATCAAAATGGTATCGTTTCATTAGGCCTTTTCCACCTATAGTTCCACAGTTTGGGCAAGTTATCTTTTCTTGAGGAAACTTTTTACCATATGTTGGATTATCTGCACCATGTTTCGCCATCTTTTTCTTAGATTCTTCACTATGAGATTTGCCATACATTGGATTATTCTCACCAATACGTTGCCCTCTTAATTTATCTTTAGTGTCATCCGAAACTGTTCTTCCAGCTCTAGATTTGTTTATTATAATTAAGTCTTCTCTGGTTCTACCATAGTTTGGATTATTCACACCTCTTTTACCATACATATGATTGTTTTCACCAGAATGAGATTTCGACATGAGTTGTCTGGTTTCATCGGTGTGTTTTTGGCCAAACATAGGGTGGAGTTCTTTTACATAATCAGATTCTAGTTGAGATAAATCCAATGGTGTGGCAAGACACCATTGGCGTAGTTCGATGAAAATTTCATCGTTTGGGTCTGGTGAATAAATATCCATGCTGACATTCCTTTACAATGTTAGAGTAGGTGCGAGTTACAGCTCGGCGACCTACACCTATTTATATTCCTAACTTCTCACAGGCAACAATCCATGATTTGGTTAGGTTCGACCTCACAATGTCATCTGAAGTAAAATTAATACAAGTAAATTCTGGCATAGTTTCAGCCACTCTTAAAAAATCTTGTAGACCAGATACATCATTTCTTGTTTTCACAAGGTCATTTTGTTTCAAATCACCAACAAATATAATTTTAGACCTATGACCAGTTCTTGTGATAACTGAAGATAATTCGTGCCATGTCATAGATTGACATTCATCTACAATAATAATAGCATCATCAATTGAAATTCCACGAATAGCAGTAGTTGAAATAAATCTGGCGTAACTTTGTTCTTTCAATCTTTGCCAAGCATCTGACCTACCAAAAAGTGTGTTACAGATTTCGACATAAGGTTGTTCATAAATTTGCATCTTTTCATCAAGGTCACCAGGAACAAATCCTTGGTCACGAACTTGAACTGCACTACGCACAACAACAATTTTATCAAAAGAATTACCTTTATCCAAAACTTCTTGCAAACTTTTCAATAGTGCTAAAAAAGTCTTACCAACTCCTGGACTTCCAAAAAGTCCTATAAAGTAATCACCTCGTTTGTATGCTTCAAAAAATAGTTTTTGATTTTCTGTTAATGGTTCGAATGCTCTAAGGTCATCAATTCGTATTTTCAATTGATTGGTTGTCTTGGCTACTGTTATCGTTTCGTTGTTTGCTGTTTGTTTGCGAGCCATTGATTTTTCCTATTACATGTGATTTGTGAATTTTGCAACTGACCCATCCATTATAAAAATTTTCATTTAGTAAAGCATGGCGATTGAATATCTCCCATGTCTCCCAATATGAACAGGCACTTCGGGTCTTACATAAGTGTAGAATTTCTCTTGTGTATTGTTCCTCTCCATTCTTTGTTACTTCTGTCTGTAGTTCAGTATTAGAACCCCAATAGGTTTCCCAATCAGAGGTCTTTCTGATTTTCTTTTTCTTACCTTTTATTTGACGAGTACCGGCCTTGGTAAAGAATTTCTTACCAATGTATTTTCTACCGGTTGGGTTGTGCGTAATAAGATAGACAAAGCCAAAGTATCCTTCGCCAATATCTTCTTCTGTAAATTCTATGTTATTATATAACCACATTAATCATCTTCTTCAGGAATATTCTCGCTATCTAGGAGTATATATTCGCTGCAGAAGGGACAATAAATTGGGTCATCTTCACAAAGGTCTTCGTTGTATTTAATTGTGAATTCGGACTCACAATTATCACATGTATGGTTTAAGGTTGCCATTATTCCCCTGAACCTCCACACTTGGCACGTTTGGCCTTAGTTAATGCACCAAAGTCAACAGGCCACTCAGCACCTGGTTGCACTTCTTTTGCATTAGGTGGGAAAGCATATCTAACACCTGCTTCTGCTTGTATATCAGCAAGTGGTACACGGAATTTAGTTAAGTCATTACCTAGATTAGGATAAGGTGCGCCATGTGGAAATCTCCAACCTGCAACTTCATTTGTTGCTTGGTTGATAACAATCTTGTAGTATGCATGTGGAACTAACACACCTTTACCAATTGTCTTATCACCTTGGCCATATACTGCACCAACATAAATTGTAAATGCTTGATTACGTTGGACTGCCCAACCACGGACGGATGTTTCTAATAGTTTCCAAATGCCACGATTCAATGAACCGGCCTGTGGATACATGTTGGTCATTAGAAATGATTCATACTCTACTTGTTGTGACCATGACAAATCACCATCTGGTGCGGCATGACCTTTATCGAAACCTGTACCTGCATAATCATCAGGTCTTGCACCACCTTGCACACTTGCATCAGCAACAAATGCATTGGTGCGTGGGAAACAACCTAGTGCATTTTTAGGTAATAGTGTATATGAAACATAAACTGGAATTTTAACTGGTGCATCATATGCAACAAAATAAGCCTCACGGCAGATAGGTGTTGCTTGACGAACTGTTTGTGCAAAACCATATGGATTATGGACTTTACATTGTTCTGCTGCCATAGGTGCCCGTTGGTCCCATGCAAACACTTGTGATGAAACAAGTGTTAGTAAAACTAATAATTTTTTCATTTTTTTTCTTTCTTTTTATAATCAGCAATTGCTGCTTTCACCGCATCTTCAGCCAGTATTGAACAATGTATCTTAACAGGTGGTAATGCTAATTCTTCTGCAATATCAGAATTCTTAATAGTAGAAGCTTGATCCAAAGTTTTACCTTTAATCCACTCTGTAACCAAGGATGAACTTGCGATTGCTGAACCACACCCATATGTTTTGAAACAAGCATCTCTAATAATATCATCTTCAACCCTTATCTGTAATTTCATTACATCACCACATGCAGGTGCACCGACCATGCCTGTACCGACATTTTCATCTATATCAAACTTACCCACATTTCGTGGATTTTCATAATGGTCGATTACTTTATCTGAATAAGCCATATCTATACTGCAAACGATGAACCACAACCACATTTGTTGGTTGCATTAGGGTTCTCAATTACAAAGTTTGCACCTGATAATTCTGTTTTAAATTTAATCGTTGCACCTTGTAGGTATTGCATACTGGCTGCATCTACAAACACCTGTATCTTATCATTATCTTCTGATATTGGAAACTCAAAGTCATCATCATTCTTCTCTGATTCCCATGTGAAACCATATGAGAAACCAGAACAACCACCGCCTTGAACGAATACCCTTAGTCCTTTAATAGATGTATCATTCTCATCTATGTATAAGTCAGTTATTTTTTCTTTTGCGGTTTGGTCTAGTGTTATCATTTGATTAAATTATCTCTAAATGTGTGCCATGCGTTATCCCATGACCATTTTTGACTACTCTTTATAACTCTATCTCTATTTAGTTGTAAGCAACCATCAATTGCATCACTTAAACTCTCATTCATAAATCCTGTGACACCTTGTTCAATAACATCTTTTGGTCCATCACATGGAAATGCCGCAACTGGTGTGCCACAGGCCATTGATTCAATCATAACAATACCAAATGTTTCCCACATACTAGGAAATACAAAAACTTCTGCATTGGCATAGTAACGAGCCAAATCTACACCCGTTTTGAATCCTGTAAAATGAACATCGGGATATTTCTTCTTGTAGGTTTCTAACATGGGTCCGTCACCTACCATCACCTTCAAATAACCAGGATAATCAAGTTCAAAGAATTCTTCTAAATTCTTTTCTTTACTAACTCTACTTACACATAACAAATACTTACTAGTTGTTTCCACTCTATGAGATGGATTGAATATTTCTCTATCAACACCTCTTGTCCATGAAACTATATTGTCATCAAAATTGTGGGCAAGCAAATCTCGTTTCATTGTGTCTGTAGTGGTCAAAACTTTACCACTATGTTTATGAAACCATCTTACATATCGCCATGTCAGAAACTCAGGGATGCCAAAAAGTTTAGCAAGTCCTTCTGGAAACTTAGTATGATAAGCAGTATTGTGCCTAATATTATGTTTTGAAAGATATGCTCTAGCCCACAGACCCAAAGGACCTTCGGTGGCGATGTGGATATAATCCGGGTCAATCTTCTTAATCTCTTCGCCCATGCGCCACGGAAAGGTAAGCTTGACTTCGTTGTAGCCAGGACAATCAATATAGCGGAACCTGCTGGGATTAATATAATCAACAGTATAACCATCCAGTAACGCCATACTTTCAATATTCTTATAGGTCGTAACAACGCCATTGATTTGGTCTGGTAGGTTATCTGTAATGATTAAAATCTTTTTTGTCATCTTGTTAGTTTTGCTAGTTTAATATAACGAAATATTGTTAACCACATCCAGCCTATATCAAATTCATACCAGTTCTTAGAGAGGCGGGCACTCGCTGGGTCCAAGTGGTGGTTGTTGTGCAACTCTTCACCGCCAATAACAATACCCCAAGGACTAATATTGCGACTATAATCTTTAGTTTCACCATTTCTATATCCAATCCAATGACCAATACCATTTATCACACCTGCAGCCCAAAATGGGATCCATATCATTTGAATACCCCATATTAATAGACCCCACCAACCAAATAAAAATACACTCAACAAAAGGAGAAGGCCAATGCCAAGTCTAGAGTGAGGCTGGTATAGGTGAAGCTCCATCCAATCAGAAGGAGTGCCAACACCATATGTATTAACCATATCTTTATCTTTGCTTGCCGCATGATATAAGAATGCTCCTTTAAATAATACATGCAAAATTCCATACACATGAGGACTATGTGGATCACCTTCAACGTCACTATGTCTATGATGTTTACGATGAATTGCAACCCATTGCTTAGTAACCATACCAGTTGTTAACCACAACCAAAAACGCATAAAGTGTGATAGAATAGGATGAAAGATAATGGCACGGTGTGCTTGACTACGGTGTAGAAACAAAGTAACACATATAATGGTGATGTGTGTCACCACTAAAGTGTATATGATTTCTAACATCAAGCGGCCTTAGCCCAAACATCATCACCCCAATCACCAGACAATGCACCTTTGGCATAATCTGTAACACGATTCTCAAAGAAGTTACCATGTATGGGTGCGTTAATCATTTCTTCGACCCATGGTAGTGGGTTCTTCTTTACTTTATAAATGCCTTTAAGACCAAGAGATATAAGACGCCTATCAGCAATATAACGGATATACTTTTTAACATCATCACTAGATAAACCGTCCATAGCGCCCATAGAAAAGGCGAGGTCAATAAATGTATCTTCAAGTTCAACCATTTTCTCTGCAATAGTGTAAATACGGCTCTTGAGGTCATCGTTCCAAATCTCTTTGTTTTCCTCTATGTATGTTCTGAACAATCTAATCATAGATTCAGCCT